GCGCCGTGCTGGATGTGCTGGACAGTGCGTTCGGCGCCCGCGAGCAACCGCTGCTGTGGATCATCACGACGGCTGGCGATGACAACCCGGAGACGGTCTATGCGCAGGAACGCGCGTATGCCGAATCCGTGCTGGAAGGCAGCTTCGAGGACGATGCGTGGTTCATCTTCATCGCGACGCTGGATCCCGGCGATCGGTGGGATGATCCGAGCACTTGGGCGAAGGCCATCCCGAACCTCGGAATATCGGTTCAGCTAGACGACCTCGAGCGCCAGTGCCGAGCCGCGGTGCACAACCCGGCGCGGCAATTGGAGTTCAAGCGACTGCGGCTCAACCTGCGCACCAGTTCGGTCACGCAGGCGATCACGGCAGAGCTGTGGGACCGGAACACTGCAGGCGTCCCGATCGATCCGGACAGGCTGCGCGGACGCAACTGCTACGGCGGTCTCGACATCAGCTCCAAGATCGACCTGTCCGCCTGGGTGCTGCTGTTCCCACCGATCGAGCAGGAGACGCGCTGGATCGTCTACCCGCGCTTTTGGATGCCGGCGGACACGGTTGAGGCCAAGAGCGACCGCGACAAGGTGCAGTATCAGCGTTGGATCGATGAGCACTGGATAGAGCCGACGCAGGGCAACATCATCGACCACACCGAGATCGGGCGCGTCATCGAGGAAGATAATCGCCAGTACAGCATCGTCTCGGCGGCTTACGACCCGTGGAACGCGACGCAGCTGGCCGTAGGCCTCGATCAGAGTGGCCTGCAGATGGTCGAGTTCATTCAGGGCCTGCGGTCTTACACGGCGCCGACGAAAGAGATCATCGTCTGGCTCTTGGGGGACAAGATCGAGCACGGCGGCAATCCGGTGCTGCGCTGGATGGCGCTGAATATGCGCGTCCAGAGCGACAAGAACGACAACCAAATGCCGCACAAGAAAAACTCCATCGGCCGCATCGATGGAATGACGGCGACGATCATGGCGCTTGGTCGGTCGATGCTGGATGAGCCGAGCCCGTACAACGAAGGGCAAGGTTTGATGACTTTCTGACGGAGCTGCTGGCATGGCGAAGCACAGGCGCAAGGCTAAGCAGCAGCAGGTCATCAAAGCCGACGACGGCGGCGTTCCAAGCTCGGGGACGGCATTTCCGGAAAGCTGGCTGACAGGCCTGCTCGGCGGCGGCCCGACCGTCTCTGGCATTCCGGTGTCGCCCGACCGGGCGATGGCGAACCCGGCCGTTTTGCGCTGCGTTTTGACGCTGTCCGAGGATGTCGCGTCGCTGTCTCTGGCGCTCTACCAAGGCCGCGAGCGCGGCGGCAATTCGCGCAAAGAGATCGAGGACCATCCCGCGCTGAATGTCGTCAGCGTTGAGCCGAACGACTGGCAGACGCCGTACGATTACTGGCGTTTCCAGATGATGAACTACCTGCTCGACGGCAACAGCTATGCCTACATCGATCGCAATCAGCGCGGCGAGGCGATGCAGCTGATCCCGATCCCGGCGCAGCGGGTGACACTCTGGTCAGCGACCGATGGCGAGCTGTTCTATGGCGTCGCTCGCTCATCCACGCACGAGTATGCGGAGCTAGCGGGCGCCCCGCTGATGATCCCGATGCAGTATGTGCTGCACGACCGCGGCCCCTCGCGCGATGGAATACACGGCCTGTCACCGATCGCCTGGGCGCGTGAGTCGATCGGCCTGGCGATTGCCGGCGAGGATCATGCCTCACGGACGTTCAGTGCCGGCGCGCGGCCGAGCGGCGTGCTCGAATACCCGAAGGCGCTGAAGGACGATGTTAAGAAGCGGCTGAAAGCGGAGTTCGAGGAGTATCGCGGTCAGCAAGGCGCGCTGAAGACCATCCTGTTGCAGGACGGGATGAAGTTCAATCCGATTACGATGTCGAACGCCGACGTGCAGTTCATCGAAAGTCGGAGGTTCCAGACTGAGGAAATCGCGCGGCTTTACGACATTCCGCACCCGAAGGTCGGCATCGCCGATCCTGGCCGCAACGTCATAACCGACATCCAGCAGTATTACGCCAACACGACGCTGCTGCGACACCTGGAGCGCATCGAGTCACTGCTGAACACGCGGCTGCTCACGTCGGTTGAGCGCAAGCAATATTTCTTCGAGTTCGACCTGTCGTCGTTGACGCGGGCTGACATGAAGACGCGCTACGAGGGCTACGCGATCGGCCGGCAGTGGGGATGGGAAAACTCGAACACCATCCTCGCGCAGGAGCACCGCAACCCGCTCGGTAAAGACGGCGACGTGTACCTGCAGCCGGCGAACATGGTGCCGCTCGGCACGGAGCCGACGAAGCCAGCGCCAGCACCAGGCACCACAGCGCCGGGCACACAGCCGCCCGGTGCGACGTCGGGGCCGGAGCCGAACAAGCCGACCGACCAGACTGACGGCAGCACTGGCGGCGCCCCTGGAAACACCGGCGGCAAGAGCAACGGCCACCTGAACGGCAACGGCCATCTGCACGAGCCCTGGCCGTAGCAGGAGAGATCATGCCGAACACGATCTTCAAGCTGATCGGTGGCACCACCGAGACAGACGACGCAACGCGCCAGGTCACGGTGATATGCAGCACCGAGGCGCCTGACCGCATTGGCGATGTCGTCGTGCAGACCGGCATCGAACTGGACAATTACCGGACGAACCCGGTCGTGCTCTGGAGCCACGACAGCGACATGCCGGTTGCGCGTGCGCCGGTCATTGGTGTGCAGGATGGCGTGCTGCGATCGACCGTGCAGTTCCCGCCCGCCGGCGAGGACGCCGACAGCGATTGGGTCTACGGCAAGATCAAGAACCGGCTGGTCAATGCCGTGTCGATCGGCTTCATCCCGAAGACGTATGAGCCGGTCGATCCACAGGAACCGTGGGACGGCTACCGATTCATGACGTGCGAGCTGGTCGAGTTCAGCTTTTGCACGGTGCCTATGAATGCCGAGGCATTGATCGTCGGCCGCTCGCTCAAGCCGCCCAAGCTGCACCCCAGGTTCGGGCCTCCATCGAAGGCGATGGATCCGAACGATCCCGACGCACCGCACAATCCGCCGCCCGATCCTGGCGTGGATGATCCGGACTACGCGACCGACGGCAAGGATCTCGCGTCGGAAGGCATGAAATGGGTCTGCCCGAATTGCGACGCGAAGAACCCGGCCGAGGGTGATTCGTGCTTCAACTGCGGCAGCTCGCGGCCATCCGATCCTGGCTCCGGCATGGCGGACGGCGACGGCGGTAAAGCCTTCGACGCCGCAATCGTCATGGCCGATCTGGCGATCGCGCAGCTCGCCGCGTTCATCACCGGCTTCAAATGGGCGATCGGTATTACAGGCAAAGCAGGCCGGGTGATCTCGGCCGCGAATGAGGAACGACTGCGCGCCGCGCACACCGCGATCGGCGCCGTGCTGGATCAGATCGCGGGCACCGACCAGCCCGAAGATCCGCAGCAGCAGTCGTTGGAGGTCCGGCCCAGGCGGGCGGATGTCGAAGGCCGCTCGGAAGCAGTGCGGTTCCCGCTCCGCACAGCCCGAGAGGTCGAGCTTTTGAAACTGCGGTCCGCATAGGCGCCCGCGCAACCCCACAGGAAGCACGCAATGAGCGTTGATATTGCTGCGCTCCGCCAGCGTTGGGCGGAGAAGGTGGACCGCATGGACGGCATCCTGTCCAAGGCGGCGACAGAGGAACGCGACCTCACCGAGGTCGAGGCTCAGGCCCACGACGAACTGAAGGCCGAGGCGCTCGGGCTCAAGAAGATGATCGGGGACGCCGAAGCGGTCCTCGCAATGAAGTCCGAAGGTCTGCGCCCGGTCACCGTCACTGGTGGCGCTGGCGATCAGACGACCGGGCAGCAGCTGCGGGCGACCGTGCTGCCGCAGGCGAAGGACCCGCGTCACAAGGGCTTCGGCCTGGTGCACATCGCGAAGGCGTTGGGCGCCACCAAGGGCAACTGCCGCGATGCCGCGGAGTATGCCGAGCGGGTGCTTGGCGATCTGGAAGTCGCGAAGGCGCTGGCGGCCGGCATTGGCGCGTCGGGCGGCTTCATCGTTCCCGAGCAGTTCGTCGCCGAGATCATCGAG